CGGGGTTGCTGCTTGGGATAGCTCAGTTTGGTATTTTGTACCGGGGGCCTGCTGGACAACTAGGGATATCTGCGTGGCACGTATGTGTTCTTCCAATGCCACCTGCTCGTGCGGTAAAATGCCGTAAGCACGAGCAAAGCTCCACCTGGTATCCTCAGTGATAGCTGCAGCTTTTCGTTTTCCTTCTTTGTCGGCCGCGTATTGCAAACCACTAATTTGAAGCTCCATGAACTTGCAGCGGCGCGATTTCTCCCCGCAGCGCATGCCCATTAAATAGAACTCCTGCAATATCGGCACTCCAGAGGCAAGGGACAGTCCAGCACTGCCAATAGCATAAAACAGCTGTTTGACATAGGCTGTCCTACACATCTGTTGATACCCAGCATAGTCATTGTTCAGCGCCCTCTTCACATTGCGCACCATCCTCCAGCCATCGCCCACCCAAACTGGCTGGGTCTGGCAGAAGATGATACGTTCGAAGACGTCCACTGCTTCCTCAATGACCATGTTGTATCCAAATGACAGGAAATATTCCTGTGCCCCAGACATGTAGTTGTCATAATCCTTCCTCTCCATAATACACCCAGCGTCGTCCCCATCAACTATGGCGTAGGCTTTGATCTTCTTCCTTTGGAGCCATTGCCAAATCATCGCGGCAGAAATGACACAATTGCCCAAGGCAGTGTTCATGTCGCCGCTCATCCGCATGGCCTCCAAATCAGCTCGCATTTCCCCATCCCCAGTTCTGGCATACATCACGTTCCTCAATTGTTGCCTGAGGAGCCACTTAAGGGTGGTGTCGCCTGGAAAATGGGTCTGTATGACCGCATGATCTAGGCCAAGTGCAAGTTCACCAGTGTGCTGGTCAAACCGACTAGCATCCTGGCCAACAAACACGGGATCAACGAAGGACTCCCACATGTCACGCAATAGCTGGGCCCGTTTTGTGAAATTCAGGCCCTTGGCTATGCATGGTTTGCCAAACATTTCGCCAATGTTGTGGTACACCTGGTGTTCGCAGGCAATGGTGTATGGTCCTAACATGGAATTGTACCTAGGTGTGCGTGGATTTATCAACCTGGGCACGGGAACCTTCTCGCTACTGAGCTCCGGATACAGCACGTTGTTGCAAGGCCACTGTGTTTTCTCGACCTTGACAAACCCCTGTGTAATCGCTTCTTTTGTGGCGTCAAACCAGTCAGACCTGTTTCTCTCAACTGCCAGCGTATAGACTTTCCGCAAGCGCCCGGGCCTCGACCCGAGAAACTCCTCGGGGGTCAACCGTGCGGTCGCAGAAGCGATACCCTGGTAAGTCGACAGGAACTGATCAAAACTGGCACTCTGATCAGGAGTGGGCCGGTGGGAAAAGCCGTCCCCAGACTTCACAAAGATGCCTCTCTCCAACACCGCTTGTGCTAAGGTGTCGAGGCTTCCTCCAAATGGAATGATGGCATCGCTGGAATGATCCATCA